ATTCCGCCGCAAGGAGACATGCGATGGCCACGAGGAAGAAACGCCCGCCGCGCCTGGCGAACGGCACGCAGGTCCACATCAAGAGCGACCACTTCGCCGAGGAGTGCGACGGCGTCGTCACGATGGGCGAGTTCGACGGCGGGTGGCTGTACCGGGTCAAGGTGACGGCGGGCACGGCCCCGGCCGTCGCCAGGAACCAGGAGGGCGAGTACTGGTTCTGGGACTTCGAGGTGACGCCCCTGGGCGCGAGGAAGCGGTAGGCGGGCCGCCGGAATATTCCGGAATCCGCCTTGCATTCGGGCGAATTGCATGCCCTGATCCACATAGAAGTACGGTCATGGGAACCACGAAAGGAGACGACGATGGCGAAGACCCTGACGATTGAAGAGGCGAACCGCCTGGCGCGGGGCCGGGCGAAGGTGAAAGCGGATACCGAGGACGGCCGCCTGTGGCAGGTCCAGCGGCCCGACAGCGTCCAGGCCCACGAGCCGATGACGCGCGAGGCGTGGCTGGCCTTCCTTGAGACGGGCGAGGTCACGCCGACGAAGGACGGCCAGACCGCCGCCGAGGTGTACGCCGAGCGTCGGCGCGACATCGACCGCCTGACAGACTGGCTCGGCCAGGAGCTCCGGAAGCACGAAAAGCAAGCCAAGGCCGACCCCAGGAACTGGGGTGCGGCAGGCGACCTCTACCGCGTCCGTAGCGGGCTGGTCCATGTGGTCGCCGCCCTGCGGGGCGTCGAGGTGGGAGACATCGAGCGGTCCCTCTAGCAGCCCAGGGAAAGGAGCATGCCCATGATTACCACGAAGCAAGCCGAGACGATCCTCCCAACGATGCGGGCGGCGGTCGCCGCCCTGCACGAGGTCTGGGAGAAGTGCCGCGAGGTCGAGCGGATGCTGGGCCGCGACCTCGATGGCCTGGAAGGCATCATCCAGGACATGGCGGCAGGCGTCGACGACCCGGAGTCCATTGACGTGGACTACGTCCGCGACGCCATCAACGCCCAGGCGGACGACCTGGTAGCCGAGACCGACGCCTGCCCCGGCTGCGGCGAGCGAAACCCTGACAACCTGGTCTGGCAAGAGAACGGCAAAGTGAAGTGCACGACTTGCGGCAGGCGGTACACGCCGCCAGCAAAGTAGGAGTGAACCATGTTGACGCTGAGAGAGAGGCAAGAGCGGGCCGCACGTCGCGCCGCGAGGATCGCGGCGATGCACCAAGCCATCCGGCAAGCGGCCTGCATGAACCATGAAGGGAGCGAAGTCATGAAGAAGAATGAGGTGAAAGTGGGTGGGACCTTCCTCGCGAAGGTCAGCGACAAGGTCGTGCCGGTGCGGATCACCGGCGAGTCGCGCTACGGCGGCTGGGACGCGGTCAACACGAAGACCGGCAAGGCCGTCCGCATCAAGAGCGCCCAGCGGCTGCGTGGCCCCGCTGGGCTGACCAAGGCCGAGGTCCAGGCCGCCAAGACCGCCGTGGCGGCCCACGTTGGCGCGGGGGCCAAACCGGCCGCCGAGTCGGCCAAGGATACCAAGGCTGCGCCCGTCGCCGCCGTGGGCCAGCCTGCCGCGACCGAGACGAAGGCCGCCAAACTTGCCGCCTGGCGCAAGGAGGTCGCCGAGAAGGCCGGCAAGCCCGACCCCGCACTCGACGCAGCCGTCAAGGCCGCCGAGGAGGGCCGCAAGGCCAAGAAGGCCAAGGCCGCTAAGCCCAAGGGCGAGCGGAAGCCGGGCATCTTGACGCTGGCTGCGGACGTCCTGAAGGACGCCAAGGCCCCGATGGACTGCCGGACAATCGTTGAGAAGGTCCTGGCCAAGGGCCTGTGGCACACGAAGGGCAAGACACCGGCCGCCACGCTCTACGCGGCCATCATCCGCGAGATGGCGGCGAAGGGCAAGGACGCCCGGTTCCGCAAGACGGGCCGGGGCCAGTTCGAGCTCAGCGCTGCCGCACGCCAGTAGCATCAACCTGCCTCCCCGACGCGCCCGGGCGAGACACGCTCGGGCGTGTCTTCGGCCCCAGTCTGGCCGCCCGCCTCGCTGACCCGCAAATTGTTACACATCTGGAACGAATCCCGCGCGGCAAATCCGCCCCTTCCGCAGATGTAGAGGACAGAGGCGGACGCGGAAGCCGCAAGGTGCCGGTGCTGGTCGGTTGCGGCGAGGAACATTTTGGACGCTGCAACTTTCCACGCAAAGATCGCGGGCCTTCCGCAAAAAGACAAAGGTGAAAGGACAACGCATCCGCGACTCGCGGGCTTGACGCCGCCATCCAGGAGAACGCCGCAGGGTCGAAACAGGCCTCGGCCGGTGGCGAAGGTGGATGTCGCGGCCCTCTCGCGCGCATAGGTGCCGGCAATGGCCGACGAACTGGACGACACGATTCGCACCAACGCCCAGGGGCCGAAGTCGGCCTCGGGGGATTCGGGGAGCATGCAGCAGCACAGTCTCCAAGACCAGATCGCGGCCGACCGGTACCTTGAGTCGAAGAAGGCCGCGCGGGCGAAGATCCTGGGTGTTCGCCTCACGAAGGTGGTTCCGCCGGGAGCAGCGTGATGTTTGGGTGGCTCAAACGCATCCGTGCATTCGCAAGGCCCGCTGGCGGCGGGCTGCGGATGGCGGTGCGCTTCATCCGGGGCCGATATGATGCCGCGCAGACGACCGACTCGAACCGCAAGCACTGGGCGGGGGCCGACGGCCTGTCGGCCGATGCCGCTGCAAGCGCCGAGGTTCGGCGCATCCTGCGGAACCGGGCCCGGTACGAGGTTGCCAACAACTCCTACGTCCGGGGGATCGTCCTGACCCTCGCAAACGACGTCGTCGGCACGGGGCCGCGGCTCCAGATGCTAACCGCCGGCGCCGAGGCCAATCGCGCGATCGAACAGGAATTCATGCGCTGGGCCACGCGTGTGGGCCTTGCCGCCAAACTGCGGACCATGCGGATGGCCCGGGCCCAGGACGGCGAGGCGTTTGCCCTCCTCATCTCCAACGAAAACCTCAATTCCCCGGTGACGCTGGACCTCAGGCTCATTGAGGCTGACCAGGTCGCCACCCCTGACTTCTCCCAGACCACGTTTACCGACCCCAGCGCGGTCGACGGCATCTCCTTCGATCCGTTCGGCAATCCGGTGGCCTACTACATCCTGAAGACGCATCCGGGCGCCAAGGTGTCCTTGGGCCTCGACTACGACCGCGTGCCGGCGGAGTGGCTGATTCACTGGTTCCGGGCCGACAGACCCGGCCAGCACCGCGGCATCCCGGACTTGACGCCCGCCCTGCCGATCTTCGCACAGCTGCGGCGTTTCACGTCGGCCGTCCTCGATGCAGCCGAGACGGCGGCCAACATCTCCGGCACGGTCGAGACCGACGCGCCACCCAACGGCGAGGCAGAGCCTATCGACCCGATGGACACCATCGAACTTGAACGCAACATGCTGCTGACGCTCCCCGGCGGCTGGAAGATGAGCCAGGTGAAGCCCGAGCAACCGGCAACCACCTACGTCGAGTTTGTGCGTGAGAAACTGAACGAGGCCGCGCGGTGCCTGAACATGCCGCGGAACATCGCCCTGTGCGATTCGTCGGCCTACAACTACGCCTCGGGGCGGCTGGACCACCAGACGTACTTCAAGTCCATCCGCGTGGAACAGGCGCACCTGGAAGACATGGTGCTTGACCGCGTGCTGGACGCCTGGCTGCGCGAGGCGGTGCGGGTGCCGGGCCTTCTGCCGGCGTCGGCACGGGCGCTCCTCGGTTACCCCCACCAGTGGTTCTGGGACGGGATGGAGCACGTGGACCCCGCCAAAGAGGCCAACGCCCAGGCCACGCGCCTGGCCAGTCACACGACGACCCTTGCCAGCGAGTATGCGAAAGAGGGCAAGGACTGGGAAACGGAACTCCGGCAGCGGGCGAAGGAAGTGGCGCTCATGAAGGAACTCGGCCTCCCGATGGCCGAGGTCCAGCCGAAGGCGCCCGCGCCCCAGACGGAAGATGAGGAAGACCGTGGAAACCAGCGAGAAGCCGCCTGAATCACTGGCCCTCGTGGCCACGATGCAGATTGAGGCCGCGGCCGACGGCGCCGGGGGCAAGGCCGCCCTGCCGCGCTTCACTATGGTCGCCTACACCGGCGGCCCCATGAAGATCGCCGGGTGGCGGTATCCGGTCGTGGTGGACCTGGCGGGCCTGGCGATCCCGTCGCAGTCGCGGTCCGTGCGTTTTGGCCACGACGCCACAAGCGGCGTGGGCCACACCGACCGCATCGCCGTCGAGGACGGGCGACTCGTCGCCGCCGGCGTGGTGTCGCGGGATACGGCTGCCGCGCGGGAGATCGTCGTGTCGGCCCGTAACGGCTTCCCCTGGCAGGCCTCCATCGGGGCGGCCGTGGAGGAGTTCGAGTTCGTGCGTGAGAACCAGGCGGCCATCGTGAACGGCCGCGAGATCACCGGCCCCGTGAACGTCGTCCGCCGGGCGACGCTGGGGGAGATCAGTTTCGTGGACCTCGGAGCCGACGGCGAGACCTCAGCGCGCCTGGCGGCCTCGGCCAAGGAGAAAGCAGTCATGGACGCGACGAAAACCGACAAGCAGGGCGAGACTGTAACTGGCGGCGCGGGCAATGAGACCCCCGCCGTGCAGGCAGTGACCGACAAGGCTGCGGCCCCGGCCAAGGTGGAGGCGCAGGCGGTGCCCGCGGCCAAGGCCGATGCCCCGGCCGTGGACAGCGTGCTCACGATCGATCCGGTGGCCGACATGCGGGCGAAGGCCGCGGCCGAAGAGGAACGGATCGCCGCCGTGCGCAAGGTCTGCGGCAGCGACCACGCCGACATCGCGGCCCGCGCCATCAAGGATGGCTGGGACGAGACGAAGACGGAACTGGAGGTCCTGCGGGCCAGCCGTCCGAAGGCGCCCGCCGCCCACGTGGTGGACCAGACCGTGAACGGCACGATCTTGGAGGCCGCGTGCCTCCTGACGGCGGGCCTCGCGGGCGTCGAGAAGCAGTGCGAGGAGAAGACCCTCGATGCCGCCAGCAAGCGCTTCCGCGGGGGCATCGGCCTCCAGGAACTGCTCCTCGAAGCCGCCTGGGCCAACGGCTACGCCGGCCGCAACTTCCGCGACTCGCGCGAGGTTCTCAGGTTCGCCTTCGCGCGGGACATCCAGGCGGGCTTCTCGACCATCGACATCGGCGGCATCCTCTCGAACGTCGCCAACAAGTTCCTCCTGGACGGCTTCTTCAGCGTCGAGCGCACGTGGCGGAATATCTGCGCCGTCCGGAACGTCGGCGACTTTAAGACCGTCACGTCCTACCGCCTGATCGGCGCCGACCAGTATCAGCCGGTGGCCCCCGGCGGGGAACTCAAGCACGGCACCCTCGGCCAGGAGCAGTACACCAACAAGGCCGACACGTTCGGCCTGCTCCTCGCCATCGACCGGCGTGACATGATCAACGACGACCTGGGGGCGATCACGCTCGTGCCGCGCAAACTCGGGCGCGGGTCGGGCCTCAAGATCAACGACGTGTTCTGGACCATCTTCCTGGCCAACAGCGACTTCTTCAAGGTCGCCAACAAGAACTACCTCACCGGCACCGACACGGTCCTGACCATCGACGGCCTGACGAAGGCCGAGGTCGCGTTCCTGGACCAGGTGGACTCCGACGGCAAGCCCATCGGCATCATGCCGGCCATCCTCCTGGTCCCGACGGCGCTGTCGGCGATGGGGACGCAACTCTTCAAGTCCCTGGAGATCCGCGACACGACCTCCAGCACCAAGTACCCCGTCGCCAACCCGCACCAGGGGAAGTTCCGGGCCGAGGTTTCGCGGTACCTGGCCAACACGAAGTACACCGGGGCGAGCGCCAAGGCGTGGTATCTCCTGGCGGACCCGGCTGATCTGCCGGTGATCGAGGTCGCGTTCCTGAACGGCCAGGAGTCGCCGACCATCGAGACGGCCGAGGCGGACTTCAACGTCCTCGGCATCCAAATGCGCGGATTCCATGACTTCGGCATCGCGTTGCAGGACCCCAGGGGCGGCGCGAAAAGCAAAGGCGAGGCGTGACGGTAAGGGCAAGGACCAGCCGCAAGCACTAGCGCGCGGCCGGGAGACACCAGACATGGCACAGGCAACGTTTGTTCAGGAAGGACGCAGGATCGATCACACCCCCGTTTCGGCCGTCGTTGCCGGGCAGGTGGTCGTGCAGGGACCCCTCGTGGGCGTCGCCACCGTCCCCATCGAGGCGGGCGCCCTCGGGTCCCTGGCCGTCGAGGGCATCTTCGACGTCGTCCAGGCTGCCGTGACGTTCACGGCGGGCCAGGCGGTCTACTGGGACGCCGACGCCAACCCGGTCGGGGGCACCCCAGGCACCGGGGCGGCCGTGGAGTCGGCCACGGGGAACACCTTCATGGGCTTCGCCTTGGCGGCCACGGTCGCGACCGACGACACGGTCCGCGTGGCCCTCAGGAGCGTCGAGTCGAGCGCGGCGGAGACCCTCTCCCTGGGCGACCTCGGAGACGTGGGCCCGGTGGCCTACACGGCCGGGCGGATCCTGGTGGCCGACGGCGACTCCTACGAGGACCAGGCCCTGAGCGGGCCCTTGACCCTGAGCGGCGCCGGCGTCGTGGGCCTGGCCTCGGCGACGGTCGCCGCCGCGGGCTCGTCGCAGTCTGACGCCGCATCAATCGCCGAGGGGTTCACGCTCGTGACGGCGGCCGACGCGACCAAGGGCGTCAAGCTCCCGGCCGCGGCGGCCGGCAAGGTCTGCGTCGTCAAGAACGCGGACGCGGCGAACGCGGTCCTGAAGGTCTATCCCAACACGGACGACGCGATCAACGCGCTCTCTGCGAACGCAGCCCTTTCGATGGCCGCGAAGACGGCGGCGCTGTTCGTCGCCTACGACGCGACCACCTGGTACACCGTGCCGCTCCTGCCGTCGTAAGCCACAGGTTCCTCGCCGCAGGCGGGGGCTTGGAGTTGCAGGCATGGCCGACATCCTCGAACAAGGCGCCGCGTGGCTCGAAGGCATGCGGCACAGGCACATGACCCGGCCGGTCGTGTACCAGCGCGGCGCCCAGTCTGTGGCGGTCCTGGCCACGGTCGGCCAGACGGTGTTCGAGGCCGCGGACGCCTACGGTGTGGTCGAGCGCACGGAGTCGCGCGACTTCCTCATCCTGGCGGCCGACCTTGTGCTGGACGGCCAAGTGATCTTGCCCGAGCGGGGCGATGCTATCCGGGAGCAGCAGGACGGGAAGGTGTACGTGTACGAGGTCATGGCCCCAGGCAAGGAAGCGTGCTGGCGCTGGAGTGACCCATACCGCCAGACACTGCGGATTCACACGAAGCAGGTGGGCACGGAGACAGGGTGATGGGCATGCCGACCGACCACGACCTCCTGATACGGATTGACGAGCGGGTCCAGAAACTCGACCGGTGCATGACGAACCACCTGGCGCACCACTGGACGGTCTCGATAGCAGTGCTGGGCGCGGTACTGACGGCCTTGGCGTCGTTGGCCGTCGCCTTGGGGACAAGATGAGATGGCAATCATCACCGACATCGCGGACGCCGTCGTGACCGAGTTGAACGGCCACACGTTCTCGCAGCCATTCACGGCCCAGCGGTTCTACCGGCCCGTCTTCGACTTGGCGGAGATGTCGGTCCTGCACGTCTCGGTCGTCCCGCGCGGGATGACGATTGAGCGGCTCGACAGGAGCCGCAACCAGCACGACATGCAGATCGACATCGCCGTGCAGAAGAAGTGCCAGACGTGCGACAACGCGGAACTCGACGCCCTGATGGCCCTGGTGGAGGAAATCGCGGACTTCTTCCGCCTGCGGCGCCTGACCGCGTACCCCAACGCCGTGTGGGTGCGGACCGAGAACGTGCCTGTGTACGCCCCGGAGCACCTGGAAGAGTACCGGCAGTTTACGAGCGTCCTTACGCTCACGTTCCGGGTGGTGAGGTAAGAGCCCATGAACAACGTCCTGATGCGCAAGATCAGCGTCGCGGCCATCTACCAGCCCCTGGCGGCCGAGCGGACGGTCGTCACCGTGACCATCTCCTGCCCGCCCACGAACGCGGCGGTGGTGTACTTCAAAGGCGACGACGGCGCTGACGTTCCTTGCGTGCCTGGCGAATGGCACACGCTGGTCGGCGTCAACCTGGCCGAGATCCAGGTCAAGGGCACGGTGGGCGACTACGTTACGGTCGTCGGGGGATCGTGGTGATGCCTTACGGAATGTGGAACGCGCCAAGGAGCATCACGGCGGCCCACCTGGCCGCCGGCGCCGCCGCGGCGAACCTCGCGGACGGCAGCGTTGCCGCGGCGAAACTGGCCGCAGGGGCAGCCTTGGCGAACCTGGCCGAGGCGTCCGTCCCGCTCGCGAAGCTTAAGGAACTGTACCCGGTCGGCGCCGTCGTGGAATGGGTCGGCATGTTCGACTCCAGCCACAAGCCCGACGCCGGCGAGTGGAAGGAGTGCGACGGCTCGGTCCTCGACAAGACGGTCTACACCGCGCTCTACGCCCTCTTTGGTGCTAACCGCTGGGGTAAGGAATCCGGCAACTCCTTTCTCATTCCCAACTTCAAGCGTCGCGTCATGGTCGGCCGGGATGTGGGTGGAATCTGCAACATGATTGAGGTTGGGGGCCACCTGGACGGCTGCGGCAACTGGTGTGATTACGCTGGTTCCGGCGGGGCCGAGTGCGCCTACGTTTACGGCGCGGTTACCGGAGCAACGGGCTGCGCCAGTTACTACCTGACGAATGCCAGTCAGTCGATCTCGGTGCTTCAGCCCTACGTCACGGTCTACAAACTCCTCAAGGTGAAGGCGGCGTGAACGATGGCGACGCCAAGGGAAATCTCGGTACGCTTTGAGCAGACGCGGTTGCTTATCCTGGCCTGGCCGGACGCCGCCTACACCCATGAGATTGCCATGTGGTCGAGGAACTTCCCGCCGGCGAACGTGCTGCCGGTGGTGTGGAAAGACGTGTGTGCCGCCAGGAACTGGGCGGTCGCCGAACTCTGCAAGAAGGCCCCGGCCGACATCCAGCACTTCATCTTCATCGACCGGGACATGCGGCCGATGCCGGAGCCCCTGATTCCGTTCCTGGCGGCGGACGCGGACCTGGTGGGCTGCGCCTACGACAACGGCAACCTCGTCTCGTGGGCGGAACCGGACGCGGTGCATGCCGGCCTGTTCCGGGTGACCCGCAGGCTGGTGGATGCGATTCCGCTTCCGTGGTGGCAGTACGAGTATTCGCCGGACGGGGCGACCTTCCGGTGTGAATGCGGCTTGTTTGAGCGCAAGGTCAAGGCCGCGGGCTTCTCGGTGGCGAGGGCCGGCTGGTGCGGCCACAGGGACAGGAGATAGCCGTGTCGCTTTCGGCGAATCCAAGCACGGACGTAACCGCGGCGGCGGCCGCCCTGCGGCAGCGGTTCACGGGCCTGGTGGGCCTCGCCCAGGCGGAACTGGCCGTCATGCGAGGCCTGGTGGCCGGCCGCAGGGCCGCCATCGCCGCGGCCCTCGGGGCTTCCGACGCCGCCGAGATGGTGACGCTCTACGGCAAGCTCAAGGACTTCGTGGACACGGCGACGGGCGGGAGCGAGCCGGGTATTCCGGCGGCCTGACGGCCGCGGGCCTCGGCCCTGAGCCGGGCATCCCATCATCGTGAGCGCCGCTCGGCATGTTCGCGGAGGATGGTGAGACAGCGTGGTGACGACACGGCGTGTTCGAGCAGCGATTCTTGCGGCCCTGTCAGCGGCCGTTGCGGGCCTCCTGGCGGCAGGCTGTGCCTCGCCGCACATCCGGCCGGGGAAGCCGGGCTGCGACTGACCGCTCGTGAAGATGTTTGCGCCGGCGCGACAGCCGGCGCCGCCTGCGGGCCGAAGCCCTACGGCGGGCGAAGGCCCGAACAAGGAGTAAAGACATGGGCGTCAAACTCGGCGACGAGATGTACTTGTACTATTGTGCGGCAGGTATCGGCGGCAGCCCCGCCTGGACCCTGCTGGCCATCGTCAAGGACGTGAAAGTCCCGATGTCCAAGGGCGAGGTCGATGTGACCACACGGGCGAGCGGCGGATGGAAACAGGTCATCGGGGCCCTGATCGAGGCGGGCATCGACTTCGAGATGCCCTGGGACACCGAGAACGCCGGCCTCGCGGCCGTCAGGGACGCCTTCTTCGACGACACCTCGCTGGGCGTTGCCGCGATGGACGGTCCCATCGACGTGGCGGGGAGCGAGGGCCTGTGGGCCGACTGCGCGGTCCTGAAGTTCGAGCGCAACGAACCGCTCGGAGCGGCGGCAACCGTCAGCGTGACGGTCAAGCCGACGTACTCGGCGAACCAGCCAACCTGGAAGGTGATCGGGGAGTAAGGTTGACGGTCGCTGTTTCACTGCCGCCTGGTTGGGGGAGGAAGGAGACGAGCCATGAAGTTCATCGTGTTCGCTTTGCTGTCCGCTGTGGTCGTCGCCGGCTGCCAGTGGGCGACGGTCAAAGAGACCTACCAGCAGACGCCGGCCAGGGCAACTTCCGTGGGCGAGGGCGTCACGGAATACTGGGTGTGGACGCGGGAGGGGTGGGTGCGCGTCGAACTCGTTCCTGCGCCGCTCGACAAAAAGGAGATCAAGCCATGACCATGCCGTTTCTGCCGTACCGTATCCTGGCAATCGCACTCGCGGTCGGCCTGGGCATCCTGGCTGCAGGCTGCGAAGACCAGGCCCGCGTTGACGAGCCCGCCGCTGGCCAGCAGCCCGTCGCAGCCGGCGAGCGGCCCGCCGCAGCCGCTCAGCAGCCCCCCGAACCTCCCGAGCAGGCTGCCGCCACCGTGCCGCCCGGTTTCGTAATCGCCGCGCCGATGCGCGAGGCCCAGACGGCGGTCCGCGTCCAGACCCCGGCCCGAACCGACTACATCGGCGAGGGTAAGACCGTGACACGGGACGTGGTCCATGCCCGCATCTTCACACCGTTCGGCGTCAGTCCCGGCGAGACGATTTCCAAGCAGACCCCGATGAGCGTACAACAGGGCCAGACCCCCGGCATCCAGATCAACCCCTACGGCGTCGGAGCGACGGCGGGCGGCCCCTCGACCTTTACCGGTGGCGGCGGCAAATGGACCTGGTGGGACACGCTCAAGACGCGGATGCACGATTACGGCCTGGGGATTTGCGGGGCAGTTATCGTGGTCGTGAGCCTCGGTGGGATTCTCTACGTCCTCGTGCCCGGCGCCAGGCCCGTCATCTCCGGCTTTCTGCGGCTCATCGCGTCGGTGCCCCCGTTCGTCGGCAGCCTCGTCGAGAACGCCGTCGGCAAGGCCAAGGAGGCGGCGGTCGTCAAGCCGCTGACGGAAGTGGTGGACGGGGGCCAGCAGTTCAAGGACCTCGTGGCGCGGGAACCCGAACCCATCACGCGCCAGCGGGTGCTTGACCTCTTTCTGGCGGCCCACATGGCCGCGCAGGATAAATCAACTCAAGGCCTCGTGAAGGCGATCAAGGCGGACTTGTGACCTTCGCTCTGGCCCATAGTCAGGAGACTGTAACATGGCCGATCTCAGCGTGACACCGGCAAACGTGCTACCGTATGCCGGGGCCAAGATTCAGGAGGGGCGGGCCGGTGAGGCCCTGACGGCCGGCCAGGCCGTCTACCTGCACACGGACGGCAAGGTCCACAAGGCCGACTGCTCGACTCTCGCGAAGGCCGCCGCCGTGGGCGTGACCCTCAACGGCGCCGCCGCAGGGCAGCCCGTATC